TTTTTTATATTTTTGCAATAGCTATTGTATTTTGTGTATCATTTAAATTAAAAGAACGTCTTGATTTATATATTAAAAATATTCCAAAAAAAAAACGTAATTTTTGCCATAATTTTTTATCAAATAATTTAATCCAAGTATTAGTATTTTCTTTTTTGGGATTCACTTTATTAAAATTTATTATAGATCCAGCAATCACTGTATTATTCCCAACTGTTGCAGCAGTAGGTGGATATTATAAAAAAGTTAACACTGAACCAATTACTTATAATGAAGAATCTACTGAAGATTTATCTGGAGGATCATTAATAGAAGAAAAACAACCTACTGATATTATTAAAAATAATGATAGAGAAATACAAGAAATACAAAAAATACAAAATGAAAAAGACTTTCTCAAACACCAACTTAAAGAATTACAACAAAAAATAATAGAACAACAAAACAATCAACAAAACAATGAACAATTAGCACCTAAACAACCTAAAAGTATTATCAACTTACAAAATGATGAAACACTTACAACTGCTGATAACTTATCAGTAAAAGTTGATAAAACACTCGAAACAAATAATGAACCAACAATCACTGAACAAGAAATTATTGATAACTTATCAATTAAAACAACAACCACTGAACAAGAAAATAAACCACTTGAAACAAATACTGAATCACCACTTGAAACAAATACTGAACCAATAACTACTGAACCAATAATTACTGAACAAGAAATTTTTGATAACTTGCCAACTAAATCAATAACCACTGAACAAGAAAATAAACCACTTGAAACAAATACTGAATCACTTGAAACAAATATTGAACCACCAACCACTGAACAAGAACAAGAACAAGAACAAGAACAAGAACAAGAACAAGAACAAGAACAAGAACAAGAACAAGAACAAGAAAATAAACCACTTGAAAATTTACCAACCATAGCAGACCTTGATATTGAGCAACCACTTTATGATTCTATTGGTGGAGCAAAAAAAATTGGAAGACCAAGAAAGATTAAATCTAGTGCCAAAATTGAATTAGGTCGTAAAAATTTATGGGCACAATCTGTAAAAAAAGCTAGAAATGCTTTAGGACTTAAAGGTTTCCATCCAATTACAAAAGGAAGTCTTTTACATAAAACCGCTCATGCATATTATTATCAATTAAAGAATATGTAAATATAAAATTGATTTTTTTTTATACAAAAATATAATATAAATTAGTTTAAATGTCTAGTTATAAATTAACAGAACTTTTTCCATGTATAGATGATGAAATTATTGGATATATTTATGCTCAAGCAGGTGGTGATTTAGAAAAATCTATCAACTTATTATTACAAATGGTCAAAGATTCTAGAAATAATATTATAAATAATGATGATAAAGATTTGGAAAAAATGAATGCTGAAATTAAAAAACTTGAAGAAAATTTCATAAAAATAAAAGAAGAAAAGGAAAGTGAGGAAAAGGAAAGTGGGGAAAAGAAATCTATTGAAGAAATTATTGAAGAAAATGATAGACAAATAATAGCCCAACAATTAGATGATGAAATATTATCTAGAACTATTCAAGATATTATCATGTTTGATTATCAAAATAATCAAGAAGAACTCGAAAATAATAAAAAATCAAAAGAAAATATCAAAAATAAAGAAAGTTTTATGAATAAATTTGGAAAAAAATTTTCAGAATTGTTTTCCAAAATATCATGCGGATGTTATAGTAATGTTAGTCATCAGGGTTATCAAAATATGGATAACCGTTTAATAGAAGAAAATTCTTCACTAAAATATAATATAGATTCACATATTGATGAAATACCTGATGATTCAGATGAAATACCTGATGATTCAGAAGAAAATCAAGATTCACCTAGACCAATTTATACAGATGATGTAATATTAGTTGAAAATCATCGAAAACAGGATTCTTTAAGTGAAATTAATATTTAAAATAAAAAAATATATGTTTATTATATCATAATGGATTTGAATTCTGGAAAAAATGAATGGGTTGATATTTATGAAGATGTTCAAAATATAAAAATTGATGAAACAAATACTGAAATAAATGAGCAAAATAATAATGAACAACAAACAACTCAAAACGAAAGTGAAGAAATTATTGATAATATTGTTGCTGATATTGTTGATAATTCTTTAGAAAATACAGAATTATATATAAATCTTGAAGATTCATCTAAAAATATTGAACAAGAAAATCAAAATGATAATAATGATAATAATGATTTATATTACGATATATTTAGACTTATATCTATAATTGCAGGTTGTAAGGTATTTTTTGAAATATTAGAATGGGCAAATTAAAAACATATATAAAAATGAATTCATATTAAGTATTATATTAATATTAATATGACTTTACCTTGTCTCAATACTAAATCTGGTCGAATTGAATTAATTATCGGCTGTATGTATGCTTCAAAAACAAGCACCTTACTCTCATTCTATCACAAATATAAGGCACTTGACAAAAATTTATTAGCAATTAATTATGCTGATGATACTCGTTATGGTAGCGGTATCATTTCAACACATAATCATGCTTCCATAAAAGCTGAATGTGTAAAAGAATTAATGCCATTATTAGAAATAGAAAAATATAAAAATAGTGATGCTATTTTCATTAATGAAGGGCAATTTTTTGACGATTTATATGATTTTTGTATACAAGCTTCTGATATTGATAAAAAAACCATATTTGTTTGTGGTTTAGACGGTGATTTTCAAAGAAAACCATTTACAAACATTACAAATTTAATTCCAATGGCGGAGTGTGTTCATAAATTACACAGTTGTTGTGTATACTGTAAAGACGGAACTCCTGGTAATTTTACTAAAAGAACAACTGAGTCTAAAGAAAGAATTTGTATAGGTGGTTCTGAAAGTTATGTTGCTGTATGTAGATTTCATTTTCTACAAGATTAAATTTCAATTTTTTCAATTTGTGATGTAAGTTCTGATTCAGTTTGAGTGCTAATATTCTCTTGATTATTAGATTCTGTTTGAGTACTACTTTCTGTTTTAGAAAAATTATTCTCAATATCTTTCAGTAAATGTGTTCTATCATAATATTTGGTTTCAATCAATTCAGTAAAAATACAATAATATATTGCTAAATCCCATTTTCCTGTATATGGAATATTACCTACTTGATATAAACCTCTTCCTCTTATTATGAAAATATATTCTTTTATACTTTTACATAATTTTTGTTCAAATTCTGTCATACTTGGATTATCCATATCAATTTTTGTAATTGCCAAGATTGTATCTCTATATGCACCAAAAGTATTTTTTGGAGTAAGTGTATTTAATGTATCTTCCAAATCATCTTTTATAAGTTTTATCTTCTTATAAGAAAATCGATCATTTTGCAAAAAATATAAAATTCCTTTTTGTTGACTTTTTGCCATTATTACAATAAACTATATGTTATAATTTAAAATTTAACGAACTCAAAATGGTGCTGGACCTGGGACAATATCTTCTTTAAAAATTCTTTTTGGAACATGATAATATGGCAATAAAACTGCAAATAATGCTGAAGATAAAATAAGAAGTCTGCAATATCCTAGTTTGCTTTTTTCTTTTTTCTCTATAAGACAATTGTCAACATAAAGGTATAAAGTTACTAATAATCCACCAACTAATGCCAATACAATTGGGTTTTTGAGTATGTTTACATTTAAAAAAGTTAGATCCATTTTGTTTTATTTATATATAAGAAAAATAAAATAAAACGCATAAATATACTAATGTTTTTTAGCACAAGCAAAATCAAATCCACAAGCACTTCCAATTATTAGATAAAGTATAAAAAGAATTATTAAACAACCAATACAACCACGAATAATATTTTGTTTACAAAGTCTAATCCGTAATTGTCTAGCTCGTCTTTGGAAATTAAAAGAACGCTCATTTAAATTATTAGATCTATCAATTAATACATCTAATTGTTCTCCGCGATCTAATATCCTATCTATATTATCACTCATAGTTAATTTAACACCATCAATTGTACGGCGAATATCATCTATTTTTTGATCATCGTTTCTATATTCAATATAATTATTATCAATCATATTTCTCTTTTTATGTAAAATAAAATTTCAATTTTATTTTATATATTAAATCTATACAAAAATGCTTAATCGGTCATCTGGTTTTCCTTTTAATACACAATTACCAACTAGAAATTCTAATCAAGATCTTGTTATTTCAACAACTGGTTCTGAAAAAAGTAAAAAAACCCAATGTGTTGTTATTGATTCTAGACATAGAAATATTACTACACATCCAAATCCGGGAAAATATCAAGTTTATTTTAATGCTTCTGATACATTTGTTGGGGCAAATGTTGGTTATCCTTTAAACAATATATATACAATCCAATTATCAGAATGTTTATTACCTAAAGGATTTGAAAATAGTTATCCATATCTCGTCTTAAAAATTCCAGAATTAGATAACTCACTTGAAGGAACTAATACCATTTTAGGAACTTCCTTTGCAATATTAATCCCTGATAGAATTATTGGCAATACCGTCCATTGTAGAGTTAATGGACAATGTTACTGTTATAAAAAATTTATTCCAACTTTAGCATCATTGGGTAGATTCACTATCGAAATATATACTCCTGAAGGAACTATTTATGACTTTAAAAAAGACTCCAATGCTGATAATCCTAGTATTCAAAATATGATGATATTTGAAATTGTTATGAAAACATTATCTCGTAAAATGTTTAATGAAACTATAGTATAAAAAAAAAATTATTATATTATAAGTATGGTTATTCAATTCATATATGAAAAATTATTACTATTCGCAAAAATATCCCCCGCTCTTTATTTCTTAATATCAGTAATTGAATATATTAGAAATTATAATGAAAATCTATTGAAATATATTAAAGGATTTATAGTTTCTGAAATTTTAAATAAAATATTAAAATTCTCATTTAAAATCCCACGCCCAAATAAAGCAGAAAATTGCTCCATTATTGATAAAACACCATTCTTATATAAATCATACGGTATGCCATCAGGACATAGTCAATCCGCTTGGTATACTTGTATATTTGTTACCTTATATATTTGGTATAATACAAATTACAATCTATACATTAAATTAACATATATACTTATATTCTGTGCTATTAATATGTTTGTTAGTTATTCTAGAATTCTCAATAATTGTCATTCATTTTCACAAATTATGTTAGGAGGATTACTTGGAGCTAATATAGCATATTGTGTCTATCATAATAAATAACTTATCAATTTCGCTTCTTTCTTTTATCATTATCTACATAAGGATTTTCTATCTTGTCAACTAATGATAAATGACCTAAAAACATTCTACGACAACAATAACGCCGTATACCTAAATTATCCAATATATCACCTACCACACATTTATCTGTCTTCTCTATCTTTGGAAACTTATCTTTCACTCGTTGTTCATAATCTAAAATTTTATGACCAATGAGTTTACCGCACGTGAAACATCGAGGTGGAAATATCATTATTAATATAACTCTATTAAGACAAATCAATTTTATTATTTAATAATCATCGCCTCGACTAAAGATTTCTGTCTTATCCTTATAAATCATTATTGTATGCTCAAACTGTGATACATAACTACCTTTTATATCATATAATGGAGGATATTCATTTACTATGTTACGTTCAACTAAATCTTTTAAGTTTTGTTCCACTTTTAATATATCAGTTGATTTTAACCAACGCTGACAAAATGGAAGAGTTGAACGCTCCTTATATAAACTTTTTAAAAAAATTTTTTGACTATCAATTAAACCTTGAAATCTTTTAGGTTTTTGATTCATATAATCTACCATAAAATGACTACAATCACCTATTTCTGTTGTTCTACCAGAACCGGTTGTCGCAAAAGTTTCTATGGCATAAAATTCACCCTCTTTCATTTTTTCATTATAATGAGGAATATTTATTATTGGAATTGCCTTCTTATGATGAATTTTATATTTCTCTATCTGATGACCACATAAATTACGGACTGGTTTAATTTCATATCTCTTATTATTTAATTCTATATCATAACTATTTATTACCTCTTCTATGCTAGCACTTATTTCATTTATGCGAGCATCACACCCTGCTAATCTTAAACCTGTATTTGTAGCATCTTTTGAAGCATTTAATAAATTATCATACTTTTCATTAAATGCTACAGTCCAAGCAGAATCAATTATATATCCATTTACATGAACTCCAAAATCAATTTTACAAACATCATCTTTATGAATTATTCTAGATTCTGTACTTCTTGTTGGAGTCCAATGCGCAGCACATTCATTTATTGAAAATCCACAAGGAAATCCTATACCTCGTTTTAATGGTTCCTTTTCATCAAAATCAATTAATTCTTTTATACAATTCTCTATCTTTTCACATATATCAATAACCCTGACACCTGGTTTTATATCATCTTTTACTAGATGTCTAACATTCCTGTGAATTTCTGCCGCTTTCCTCAAACTTTCAATTTTTTCTTCCATTTTTTAAATTTTTAGAAAAATCAATTTTTTGTTTGATTTAACTTTTACTATTTCTGCCAAACCACTCTTTAATCTAATTCCTGAATATTTATATCCCTTTCTTAACTTTCCAATACTTCCACCAATTTGAATGATTCCCTTATGTTTTCTTACTTTTGATTTTTGTTTTGATTTTCCTCCTGTAAGTCCAGTAGATTTTATTTTCTCTCCTACTTTGAAATCAGTAACTATACCCATATGACGACTTGATGTATTATAATATACATATGCTCCTTCAATACCTAATCCTACTTTAGATTTAATATCAAATTTTTTATTATCAATTAGTAATTGTCTGTTTGAAACTTGATCATCAGAATTAGTAAGTAAATCTGTAATTTCTGAATATACTGGTTTTGGTTTAGTTTTTGTGTTTTTTAAAAAATTTTCATATACTATCTCTTGTCTATCCTTTATATATTTGTCAAATACATCTTCTAACTTGATATTGTTAGTCAGGTCACCAAGTTTATTTTTAATTTTTTGGGTTGGAGTGACAAATTTGGTGGAAAGAGTATCATCTGTTGGAAAAGTACCTGCTATAATAGTAGGATTTGTAAAATCAGATTTCTGTAATTGTTCATGCAATTTCTTTAAATCAGGTTCATCAAAGAACTGCATATCTATATTAAGAATATTCATCGTCAAGGTAGACTTTTGATTTTTACCACCAATTTTTAACTCTGTTTTTTGACCAACTAATACATCATCATTATTACCATTTATAGTTACACCAACTGGATCCTTAACATTTTTAAATATAATCTTTTTACCATTTTTTAATTCTGGTCTATAAAATAATGCTAATCCAGTATTAGTTGAAGAATGTTTTAAATAACCAGATTGTCCTAAATGATATTCTAACCAACTACGTTGAGATATTACATAATCATTTATATAATCACGCATATCTCTCATTCTTCTATCAAGACGAGATGTATAATATACACACTCATTTAATATATTATTAAAAGCCCCTTCATACATTTCTCTATTAATAATTGCCTCAAATATTGGATTTTTCTTTGTTGAGTACCCATTCTTATCTTCTTTAAAAAAGCGACCCAAAATATTATCAAATATTTCTAATGTATGGTTTTTAAATTTAGGAGTGTCTTTATATTTTAGTAATTCTATTTTTTTATAATATTCCCAATGATTCAAAATACCACATGGAAGTATATCATCCTTATCTCTTTTTAGATATCTTGTTGTAAAATATTTCCAAACATTTTCATTAACCCAATCTATTTGTTCTTCTTGTTCTGTAGGATCGTATTTGCCTTTGATATAAGTTTTTTCTTTTGGTCTTCCAATTTTTAAACCACCACCATCTTGGGAACTACACTCGAATTTATGAACAGTATACTTATAATCACCCTCAATATTCAAAACGCCATACCATAAATCTGTTTTGTAACCATATTCATTAAAAAAATTTTCTTTCTTCGCAACATTTTTATGTTCTACTACAGTATCAAAATAATCTTTAATTTTTTTTTGATTATCATTTAATGTTGATTCTTCTTTTTTTTTTGATTCTTCTTTTTTTTTGCCAGGAATTATTACAGGAATTATTATTAGAGTATCATCTTCATCTTCATCTTCATCTTCATCTTCATCTTCATCTTCTAAATCAGGTTTGGATTTAATATGATTTTTAATTTTCTCCGAACTTGAAAAATCCTTTATTAAATCCTTCCAAATTTTTTGAAATTCTTCAAAAAGATCTTCATAATTAGGTACAGGGCCCCACTTCTCTCTATCTTCCATAATAGAATCCGCTACAATTGGAAAACCATCAAAGGATAACTCTTTTGTAAAGTATGGTACCTTTCCCTTCCGACTATGCCATACTTTTGGATTTAAAATGTGTTCTGGTTTTCTTGGACCGTTGACTATATATACTGACTTAGTTAAATCACTTTCATGGTTACTTTTTTGGATATTGGAATATATGAATATTCTGTCTGGATCACGTTCAAAAGAACATGAATGTCTATATTTTGTATACATTTTTTCTGTGGTATAATCAGATGGATTTCTCATCCCATTATGCATATTAATTATTCTATAACATTCTTCTTGTGCCCATTGGGTTGAATTAAAGTTATCATCTTTTACTGTATCATCAAATTTATTTTTTTTTATATTTGTTGATTTATATGTTGGCTTAAAATTTACTTTTTCCATATTGTATCCTGATAATAATTCAGAGTTAGTAAGAGTCTTTGTTTTTGTCCCTGATTTTGTACTAGATTCATCAAGTTTCTCCTTCAACATGTTTTTAACGTAGATTTTTTCAAAAAGTCCATCATTAACTTTAACTATTTGTTCATTATCACTAGTATAGTTAAATACACTTCTTAATAATGTAGGATTACGTTTTGGTATTAGTAGTTCTTTTGAACGTGATTTATGTGCCAATCTAATTGCTATTTCTTTAAGATAGTCTCGTTTTTGTTTATCCCACTCCTCTAAATTACCAGTTGAATATTCTTGTTTTGTAAACATCTGATCATATTTACTTGGATCTATTTCATTATCTTTCTTCATATTATCAATCAATTGTTTAATAATTTCATGTACAGGGTGTTTTTCTTCTGAAAATCTGGATTTATAATATTCCGATTTTTCAATTTTTTTCCATAGATTCATATCTTCTTCTTTATCTTTTTTAAATTTAAGAACTGTTTCTATAATCTCTGGTCGATTTATTATAATATAATCACTCTTGTCAAGTATCATTTTCCTATAAGCATATAATTGTCTAACCTCCAACTTATGAATTCGTAATTCATCTTCAAATTGCGAATTATATTCATCCAATTTAGGTTTAAGAATTTTCTTTATATCTAAGTCCGGAGGATGAGCTTCAAGTAACCATTTTACTAAAAATATTAATGATATTTTTTTAAATAAGTAAAAAAGTTCTCTTGTTCTCCAAATATATTGAAATGCAATCATACCAAGATTATATGCACACATTTCTTCAATTTGTTTTTTATTTAATCTGCGACTACCTTTAGGATAAGCATTTCTAAAAATCCTACCAAGTTGGGCACCTGCTCCAAGTGAAAAATAATTATTAACTTCTTCTCTATATTCAATAGATTCTGTTGCTTGTTGTAAACAAATAATATCAGCATCGGCATTAATAATGTCATTTATTTGTTTTACAATATTATCCTGCTCGATTGTTTTTCCAAAAGGATGATATGCCTCTTCGTTAATTGTAACATTAGTTTTATTTTTTGAAATTCTATCTTCCAAAATATTAATTTCTTTAAAATTACTTAAATTAAAAGAAAGAATTCTAAGTGTATCTTTTGTTCTATTTTTTGTCATATGTTCAAGTACTGATTCTTGGTATTTTTTCAGTGCACGTTTAGTAAAATCTAAATTTATAGGTAATAAACATTGTCCAACGGGTGATATATTTGCTCCAATATCATCGCATTTAATTAATTTCTTTGCTTTAATATGTGGCTCCAATCTTTTATCATTTCTCAAAAGAAATTTATCACCAATACGACCGAGGTTATCAGCATATTTTTTCTCATTACAATTTAATACTAAAAACCAGTTAAAACTATTACGAAGTTCTATTGCTAAATCTTTATAATTAAACTTCCTACCTGAATACGATTTAAAAACATTAAATCTATAAGGACCAAGTTCAATTGAATCTTTTATTTCCAAAAGTTTATTGAGTTTTTTGGGGTTAAAATCAGAAATTTCATCTTCATTAATTTTAGGAGAACCAGTATATTTCAAAAAACCGAATTTATTATGACTAGTTAAATCTTTTTTTGATACAAGTATTCTATATACATTTTTATCTTTGCATATGGCTTCATTTATTGTTTCCCATATTTGATTGGCATCTGTTGGTGGTATTACTTTATTTATGTTTTTTATCATTACAAATAATATATATACTATATAAAGTTTTTTTTTAGTATTTATATTACTATCATATTATTTATCATATTATTCTAACTGATTTTCTATTTCCAGATTTAGTACTTATAATTTCCAAACATTGCGTATTTATTGAAGTTTTTCCAAATGCACGTGATAATGCTACATCAATTTTCCATAATTTATTAGAACAATCAGATGTTATTTTTTCATGAATAGAATGTCCAATAACCATGCCTGTTGCATTTAATAATTTTAATGTTTTATTAACATTTTTACAATAATTATTATTTGAAGGAAAACCATATTCTCTAGTCCAAAAAAAACTGTCTTGTCCTGTAATAATTTCTTTTAAAATATTATCTTGTTCTAGAGAAATATTACCTAATAAATATTGTTTAATTTTTTTATTTAATTCTTGTAATTTAAAATTTTTTACCCAAAATGGAAGTAAACCACCATGTACAAAAACCCATTTTCCAATTTGAACAATACCTATACGATTATATGCTAAATACTTAGCTAATTTACCTCCTGGAGCAAAAAGTTTTTTTCTTTTATATTCACCTCCAAAATCATTTATACCTTTTCTACTTACATATCTAAAATCACCTAAAACATTCATTAATTCATGATTTCCTAATAAGGAAATAACTCTACCCTTATGTTTTCTTGCCTTTTTATCCATTGAGTCCATAAATAGGAGAACAGCTAATTCACTAGAATCATCAATCACACCACTATCTCTTCCTCCATAATCTAATTGATCACCTACTTGAACTACATATGTATCTTTTCCTATCCAAAGATATTGACCGTTTTTTTTTTTTTTCATCAATCCTGCTTTTAAAAAAAGAATTTTAAGTTTCTTAATATCACCATGAACATCCCCAATAGCTATGATTCTCTTTACTACTGGATAAATTGATTTCGAATTTCTCTTTTTTATTTTAAAATCTTTATTTTGTAAATTATTATGAACTTTATTACAATCAAATGTTCCATTTGCATTCCAAAAACAATTTGAATACATTATATATAAATTATATATATATTAAAAATCTTCGTCTAGTCCAAACTCCATATCTTCAGTTGATTGTCCAATTTCAGCCTTTCTATATGCTTCATTTCTTTTTTCAAAAAAATTTACTTTTCCATCTATACTAATCATTTCCATAAATGGGAATGGATTTTTTGTATCATATAATTTATTATATCCCAATTGTTGAAGTAATCTATCCGCTACAAATTCAATATATTCTCTCATCAATTCTGAATTCATACCTATTAATTTACAAGGTAATGATTTTGTAATAAACTCATCTTCTATTTTTACTGCTTCATCTATAATTTGGTAAACAAGTGTTTTATCCTCTTTGTTTTTTATCATACTATACAATAAACAAGCAAAATCAGTATGCATTCCCTCATCACGAGAAATTAATTCATTACTGAAAGTTAAACCAGGCATTAAACCACGTTCTTTTAACCAAAATATGGAACAAAAACTTCCACTAAAAAATATACCTTCAACAACAGCAAAAGCAATTAATCTAATCGCAAATGAAGAATTATCATCATTTATCCATTTTAAAGCCCAATTTGCTTTTGTTTTTACACATTCTATTTCCTCTATAGCATTCAATAATCTATTTTTCTCAACTGGATCTTGAATATAGGTATCAATCAAAAGACTATAAGACTCTGAATGGATATTTTCCATCATTAACTGAAAACCATAAAAACATCTAGCCTCTGGAATTTGAACCTCATTTAAAAAACGAGTTCCTAAATTTTCTAAAACAATTCCATCACTTCCAGCAAAAAATGCTAAAACATTCTTGATAAAATATCTTTCATTTTCATTTAACTTCAAATTCCAATCATTCATATCTTCAGTTAACTTCAATTCCTCTGCTTGCCAATAACTTTTTTGTTGTTTTTTATACATTTCCCATATTTTTTTGTATTTAATCGGGAATAAAACAAATCGATTAGGATTCTCTTTTAATAAAATTTCGTCTGTTTCATCATTTAAAGAAGTCATAAACTATTATTTAAATATATTGTAATTAGAT